TACATGGCACTGATTTCTTTAGTGTCCATCTTCTTAACCTTGCCGTTTAAGATGTCTGTAGGATCAGGCAACTTTGAGCTAATCTTACGATGAGCCATAAACTTAACAGCCAGACCTTCACCAACTGCACCCGAAATCAAGTCAGTCAATGTGTCTGTATCTTCCTCGTCATCAAACAATAACTCAGATACAAATGACCAGCTACGTGGAGTAGCAAAGGCACGTGACGCTGACTTAGGATCAAAGTCATACAAGTCCTTCTTAGAGAAGGTCAAGAAGCCAACTACGTCCTTATGGATCTTGTTGTCAACAGCCCAGCCAAAATAATCTTCCCAGTCAACTTTCATTTCCAAGTGAACAAAACGGTTAGCCAAAGGAGCAGGCATACGATAAGTAACACCCTTGTCAGTTTCACGGTTACCAGCGGCAACAATATGTACATTGTCTGGCAACTTATAAGTACCAACACGACGATTCAAAACCAACTGATAAGCCGCTGCCTGTACAGCAGGAGCCGCACTGTTCATTTCATCCATAAACAAGATGATCTTGCTATGTTGAGCAGCCATAGCCTCGTCGGGCAATTCAACTGGAGGAGCCCATTCCATCTTGTTAGAGGTAGCATTAAAGAATGGAATACCTTTAATATCTGTAGGATCCCACAGTGACAAGCGAATGTCAATAACATGAGCGTTTAATTCTTCGCCAATTTGTTTAACAATATCAGACTTGCCGATACCTGGGGGACCCCAGAGGAACAAAGGACGATTGGCTTTGAAAGCACGACGAAGGGATTTCTTAGCGGCTTTAGGGCCAACTGTACGTGAAAGGATCTCGCTCATAAATACTCCTGGGTTAAAAAAAGCGTTGAAGTTTAACTGTCTATGTATCTATTATACTGCCTAACAGTCGTCACGTCAACTTACATGTAAAGCTCAAATGATTTTCTTTCCGAAAATACAGTAATACTTTGGTTTGTAAGGTAATATGGAAAATCCATAGTCCTATCAAAAAAGATAATGGTTTGGGGACTTAATTCGATTGGTTCTGTAAATGGAATCTCGTAACTACGTAATTCCAATTCGTTTAGCAAATAGTCAAGTCCTTCATCGCTAAGACGCAACCCGCCTGATTCTTTACTTCTATGACTTTGCCACCATTTGTACATATGATGCTTAATATTAGCACTGTCTATGCTTTTATCTTTCTGTTGCAAAAAGATTTTGGTAAAAGTCTCTTTTGTAATCATTTGATGATTTCGCCAGAAGTTAGTTTAACTACTTGGAAGTCATCGCAGTTAAACATTCGATTTAGCTTTTTAGCTAAGTTATGTGCATGTCCAGGATTACTAAAAGATACTTTTTTATACTTGGGACCTGGATAATTTGTAATACTATTAGAAGATTTTAAATTAAAAGGCTCGTTCTTATAGAACACAGCCCAAATTGCATCGGCTTCTAAGATCTGTTCACTCTTATAGTTCTTCTTATTAATATTTTCTAAAAGAACTTTTGGCTTTGGTCTACTCATATGCGTCCTATTATGTACGCATATATTTATCAATTAATTAGTAGAAAACCCGCCACCATCCATTTGTACTGTAACAGCACCACCTGCACTAGATTCTAAACGCTTAATAATAGTATCGTAATCTTCAAGTAATTTAGAACTAACTTCACCTAGACAAAATGCTAACGCTTTAGCAGTTTTGATGTCTAATTTAATCTCACGTTGTTGTGTAAGATCAGCAGCCTTTACCTGTTGTAAGAATTGTTGAATAGGAATAGTATTAATCGGATTTGACATTTGACATTACCTGCTTCATTTCTAATTCACTTTTAAACGGACCTTTATATGGATATCGTTCAATAGTAATTAGTTTAGGACAGAAAGATTTAACCCATCCTTTATCAAATTTAATTGTGTAATATCCTGCACAGTACAAACTCTTACTTGCATCTGATTTTGTAAACAATGGTAATTTTCTTTGTACATTAAATACAGGATTATACGGCTTACAGCTAGTGGGATATTCGTATACATCTCGCACTTCTTCATGTGTAATTTTTACTTTGTCACTTACTAGAAAGAAGTCTTTACCAAATCGTTTTGTTAAATCATCTTTTTTACTGAAGTATGCTTCACCATCTTTTGAACTTAACATAAATTTGTTATTTTCTTTTTTATGTAAAATAGCTACCTTTTCTCCATTCTCTTCAACAATCCAAAATTTTCCATCTACAATAGGTTTAGCTTTTAAGTTCATCTGTGTTTCCATATTCTCATTTAATGTATCTTGCTTGAAATGGCTCTGCATACGTTTGTATAGTGTCCATCATTCTTTTCATGTCATACAGTTGACAAAACTTTAGTAGGCGTATTCCTACTTGACTAATATTCTTAGGATCTGATATTTTTGAATTAATTGTTTCGTCAATTTTAATTTTAATATCTTCTGGCTGTGCAGTCAAGTCGATAAGTTTAACATTGCGTTCATAGTCATCTAACACACGATGTTCTTTGCCTTCATGGTCGGCCCAACGCTGAAGCATGAGATTGTTCCACGCCCATCCTTTGCTGTTACGATCCTCAAACGCTTCCTGTAAGCCAACTTTGTTTTTTGTGCCTTTAGTACGCACTCCGGGATATGCACTAAAGACATTATCACTAGAGTCGCCTCGAATACATTTTTCAAATAGAATCCATTTAGGTGCAGGAATAGTCTTAGGTAAGTTAGTTTTCTTATCAATGACCAATTTACCTTTTTTGTCAAAGATACCTTCTAGTGTATGCGTCTCTTCACTCACACCATTATACTGCTTCACGTTAGGGGCTAACAACTGGTGAAAATCACTATCTGTCGAGATAATAACATGATCATCATTAGGATGACTTTGAATCCAGCCTGCAATCAAATCATCTGCTTCTAAGTTAGGATGTTGTAAAACTGTGCAGTTAGTCTTTGTTTCAATAAACTCTTTGAACGCATCAAATGTTTCCCAGAACAACTTATCTTCTTCTTGTTCTTTAACAGTCATTGCCGCACGAGTTTCTGCACGATTGGCTTTGTAAGGCTTATAAAAGTCTTTGCGCCAGCTACGACCTTCGAGGCAGAACACTACATGTTTCCCCTCAAAGTCTTGCCATGCTTTTTTAACACTATTAAAAGTAATGTGTAGAGCCATGCCCAACTTAATGTCAGCATCTCCTCGCACTACGTGTCTTGCACGAAAGAATGTATTAGCAGTATCAACTAGGATATAGCTCATGAAACCTCTGATTTATCTTTTGTGATCGGAATCACGTTAATATAACCTGCACCCCTGTTAGTGTCCAGACCTTCTTCTTCTAGCATACCTTTTACAATGTCCCTAAACCAACGATCTACAATCTCTTCATCAGGATCACCGTCAAAGCCATAACCAGCTTGCTTCAATTGTACTATAAAAAGGTCATTCCAGTCAAGCTCAAAAAAGCCATTTTTAATGTTGTCTTTATTTACGTGCGTATCTAAAACAGTGACATAAGGCATCCCTTGGGCAGTTGCACGATCTTTTGGGCTCAGTTTAGCTGCCTCCTCTGCTGCCTTGGCAGCTTCTGCTTCTGCTTTGGCTGTGGCAGCTTCTTTAACAGCCTTTACGGCCTCTGCCTCAGCTTCGATTTTCATGTCTTCAATTGCTTGAATGCCTGTAATCTTTTTTATAAATTTCTTTAACATTATGTACCCCACTCGTTTTTAAACAACGGCACTTGCAATCTATCACTGTAGCGTAGTCCATGCTTCATAGCCAAGTCTGCCACTGTACGATTGTTTAATGCGTAAACACTTTCAACACCACCTACAGGCATTAGATACACATGCCCTCTAAATCCTGCCTTACGAAATTCGAGAGTAGCTGTTACTGCGTCATCAAAATCATCTTCGGTAGCAATAACAAATTTCAAATAGGCTGTACCAACTTGTTCGTACTCGCATACTACTTCTGGACAGATAGCATC